CCAAAACAAGAAATTACTTTCGTCCCCCACACCATGTTCCAACCAAGGCACTGAAGCAAAGGTGTTGTACAAATGTCACACTATTACAAAAAACGACACAAAACGTAAAACTTTCTTTCTTTAGATTACAACACGTTATAAGATTCACAGAAAAAACTTGTGATTCTAGTGTTACAAAACTAAAAAAATGTCCCTATAGTATAGTAAGAGAGAGACTACTATAGTATTAACTTAAGTTTTTCCACTATGTAGTATAACCAGTAGAGTATAAAACTTAAGTATATACTTAAGTACCCTACTTGTTGTTGTCTCTACAATCTTCCTACAAGTAACCAAGACGTATGCTTCCGAACTTAAGAACAAGAGTAAAGGGTCTTGCTGACATCTTGATAGGATAGAATCTGCGCTACCCACATAAGTACACCTTTTATGTCGTGGTCTGAAAGACAGGAACTTTAGTATGGCTGAGAAGCTACCTTACAGTAAGAACGTAGAGAAACACATCTTGGAGTGTATCCAAGGTGGCATAGCCATACGTCAAATGATAGCTTCAATGCAGCATCTGACTTATGCTCCACGTTCTCTGTCTACCATGTATAAGACTTATGGGTCGTTCATCGAACAAGAACGAGCGAAGATCAATGGTGCTGTTGGGCGTAAGGTCATCGACCAAGCTATGGAAGGTGACTTCAAGTCCCAAGAGTTATTCCTACGTAGTAAGGGTGGTTGGTCACCTACACAGACTAACATTGAAGTCGAACAAGATACTGACCCAGACTTAGACGAGAGTGCAACCGACACACTCATGGCGTTACTAGGAAAGAACACTGATGACCCGACCCCAGAGGAAGATAACGGCTGATACTCTACGTGAGTTACCTGCTGCTAGGGTCAAGGAACTCTTTGATGAGCTAGGGCCACGTAAGGTAGACGAACTAAAGCATGACTGGAACTTCTGGGCTAGAGATAACCAACTTGAGCCTGACGGTAGTGACTGGAACACATGGTTTATTAATGCTGGTCGTGGCTTTGGTAAGACTAGATCAGGCGTTGAGTGGGTACGAGAGAATGTAAAGCGTGGTACTAAACGTATTGCTGCTGTAGCCTCTACTAACTCAGACATTGAACGTGTTATGGTTAAGGGCGAGAGTGGTTTCCTTAGTATCTGCTGGAAGGGCGATAAGACCTACGCTGGTAAGAAGATGGGTTTCCCTGATTGGTCACCAACCAAACGGACACTATCGTGGGACAATGGTGCACAAGTACAGTTCTTCTCTGCTGAGGAACCTGAGCGTTTACGTGGTCCTCAGTTTGAGTTAGCTTGGTGTGATGAGACTGCTGCTTGGAACAAAGATATGGACACATGGTCTATGTTACAGTTCTGTATGAGACTTGGGAAACACCCTCGTATTATGGTCACTACTACACCTAAGCCTACTAAGCTAATACGTCAGATACTCAAAGACCCTAAGACTATAGTTACTACAGGGTCTACCTTTGATAACTCACCTAACCTTGCAGGTACATACTTAACTGCTGTTAAGGAACAATACGAAGGCACACGGTTAGGTAGACAGGAACTCTACGCTGAAGTGCTAGAGGAAGCTCAAGGCGCACTTTGGACTACGGCTATGTTAGATGATGCCTCAGTTAAACATGAGGATGTACCTGACTTAGCCCGTATTGTCGTTGCACTTGACCCTGCTGTTACATCTAATGCTGAAAGTGATATGACAGGTATTGTCGTTGCAGGTATAGATGTCAACGGTGTTGCTTACGTCTTAGGTGACTACACAGATAGACTGTCTCCCCAGGGATGGGCTATGAAGGCCATAGAATTATACCACCACCATCAAGCTGACCGTATTGTAGCTGAGGTAAACCAAGGTGGTGACATGGTTAAAACAACCATACACGGTGAAGATGAGACTGTCCCTTATAAAGCTGTACGAGCATCTCGCGGTAAGTTTGCCCGTGCTGAACCCATATCTGCCTTATACGAGCGTGGTCTTGTTAAGCACGTAGCTAATCCCCCTGATGGGGCTACACTAAACGAATTAGAAACCCAAATGAGAACATGGGAACCACTAGGGTCGATTGGTTCCCCAGATAGACTTGATGCCCTCGTATGGGCAATTACAGACCTCTCACTCAACGGATACACGAAACCCAAACTGACCCTCGCTTACAGTAGTGTTAAGGGACTTTCACGCTAATAGTAAAGAAGCGATAGATACAATGGTAAAGAAACTCTCAGAGGCGAAAGCTAAAACCACATTAGGTGTAGCTGGCGATAATACGTACAACGGTCAAATCCGTGCTGATGAGTTTCTGCCTGAGCTTCGTGGCAAGAAAGCTATTCGTAAGTATCGTGAGATGCGTGATAACGATAGTACCGTAGGTGCTGTCATGTATTCTGTTGAACAGATACTACGTGACATTGATCTTCACGTAAAACCTGCTGATGACAGTGACGCAGCTAGGGTAGAGAAAGAGTTTGTCGAGAGTGTCCTTGATGACATGGATCACACTCTGGATGACCATATATCAGATGCTCTATCCTATTTGTCGTATGGCTTCGGTTGGTTTGAGGTTATCTACAAGCGTCGTGTCGGTCCTACTGAGCGTTCCCCGAAGAAGAACTCTAAGTACACTGACGGACGTATTGGTGTACGTAAGATTGCATCCCGTGCGCCTTGGACTGTATCGAAGTTTGATGTAGAGCAAAAGACTGGTGATGTCTTAGGCATTGAGCAAGAAGTGGGGTTCATGGGTGGTCGTAACTACATTCCCCTCAATAAATCTTTGTATTACCGTACTACTAGCCTTAATGGAGACCCCAGTGGTCGTTCTATACTTCGCAATGCTTATACTTCTTACGAGTATCTTAACAACTTACAGTCGATAGAAGCTATTGCAGTAGAGCGTGAACTTGCAGGTATTCCTGTAGCTCGTATCCCTGCTGAGTACCTCTCAGGGGATGCTTCCGCTGCACAGTCAGGCTTCGTACAAAACCTACAGCAAGTCCTACGTGATGTTAAGTTCAACGAACAAGGGTACATTATCCTTCCTTCGGATACCTACCCTGATAAAGATGGTGCGCCTAGTAGCACACGACTTGTTGATGTAGAACTCATGGCATCAAACGGTAAACGTAATATAGACATTAACCCTATCGTTAATCGTTATCAACATGACATTGCACGTTCTATGCTTTCTGAGTTTCTTCTTCTTGGGACATCTGGTGGTTCTTACGCCTTGTCCAAGTCGAAGACAGACCTGTTCCTCCGTGCGCTTGAGAGTTATATCCAAGCAATCGTCGATGTTCTCAACAAACAGTTGGTCGAGCGTCTTTGGCAGTTGAACGGTCTGAACTATGACATGATGCCAACCATTGAGGCTGGTGATGTCGCTCCACACGATCTGCGTGAGATTTCTTCCTTCCTACGTAACCTCAATGGTGCAGGTATTGACGTTAGTAGTCACCCAGAAGTTATCAGTGACCTTATGGGTATTGCTGAACTAGACTATGACCCAGAGGTGGAACAAGAGACCCCAACTGAGGATCAAGAATAATGGCAACTCTAAACAACAGGGTATTCGACAATGGCCTTACGGTACTAGATACTGAGGCTAACCGAATTGACATCACTTCTCAAGAAGCTGCAAGTTATGCAGAGGCGACTTCTACCTACACTTTAGGTAACTCAACTTCTCTTTCCATTGCTGCCCCTTCTGACAGGTCTGGTGGTGGTCGTGAGGTTGTTGTAGCTGCTGTAGCAGACGCCTCAGTGACAGGCAGTGGTACGGCTACACACTACTCTATAGTTGATACAGGTAACTCTCGTCTACTTGCTACAGGCTCTCTTACGGCAAGCCAAGTAGTCGCTTCTGGAAACACTTTCTCACTAGGATCATTTACTATCGGTATACCTGATCCTGCATAATAAGGGTTATGGGCCATGACCAGCAGGATTCTACAGCAAGATAGTGGGCTAATCCTCACCGAAGCCAGTGAACCCATAATAAATGAGGATTTCATTGGTGCTGATGGTTTCTCTACTGGTAATCCAGTATTACAAACCACCGCAATAACTCAAGACCACGTTACAAACGTAATTTCCATCGTAACTGGTCAACCCATTGTCTCAACAACGACAATAACTCAAGATCACGTCATAAACTTAACTTCTGTTGTAACTGGGCAACCTGTAGTTCCCACTACTGTTATAACTCAAGATCACGATCTAACAGTAGTAAGTTTTGTCACAGGTTCTCCAGTAGTCTTAACGACACCCATAACTCAAGATCATGATCTAACAGTAGTAAGTTTTGTCACAGGTTCTCCAGTAGTCTCAGACACTACTGTGACAGAAAATGAGAGCTTCTCTATTCTTCCTGTCGTCACAGGTACGCCAGAAGTAAACCCGACCACCATAACACAGCACAACGTACTCTCTGCTAATGGGATACTTACAGGAAGACCCGAAGTAGAAGATGCAACAGACCCTAATATAATATTTGAACAGGTAGAAGAGAAAATGCTTGGTGGTTGGCCTAAACGTCTATTTGAACATACAGAACTAGCAATCTCTAGGGGCTTCACAAAAGGTCATACGGCTATTTATAAGTTTGGATACAATCCAGATGTAAATGGTAATGAAGAAACTGTCTGGTCATACGGCGGTAATTATCCTTGGTTAGATAACCCAGTCACTATGTTCATAAGCAGTACGAGTGCGAATGACGCAAGTGGTGGCACAGGGGCTAACACCATACTCATCCAAGGTCTGGATGGGGATTATAACGAAATAGAAGAAACTGTAACTTTAAACGGACAGACACAAGTTGCTACCCAGTCATCGTATTTAAGGTTGCACAGGGCTTTTGTTACTCTAGCAGGTTCCAGCGGAACTTCTGGCGGTACGATATACATAGGTTCCTCTGGAGCTACGGGTGGTGTGCCTAATACCACAGTATACGGAAGTCTTGCTCTAGGTAATCAAACACAAGTAGCCGCCTACACAGTACCTGCTGGTCACACGTTGTACTTAGATGAAATTAACTTTACCGCCGCTCTTAGCACAGCAAACAAAAGAGTAAACATTAGTTTTCATTCTAGGGACTTTGGGTCGAATGTATTTAGAGCCAGATTTGTAAATGTACTACAGAGCAATCAACTCCTACAGCTTTTTAAGTACCCACAAGAGTTCAAAGAGAAGACTGACTTAGAATGCAGGGTATCTACAAATACCACGAACAATCCTATAGCCGCATCTTTCCAAGGCGTCCTAATCAAAAACACAGCTTAAGGTTATAAAATGTCAAAGACTGGCCTCAAAAACAAGATGGAAGCCCATAACAAGAAGTCTAAGTATAAGGTAACTATGCGAATGCTTCAAGCGGTCTATGATCGTGGTATTGGTGCTTACAAGACTAACCCCTCAAGCGTTCGCCCTAGCGTAAAGTCACCTGAGCAATGGGCTATGGCCCGTGTCAACAGTTTTCTTAAGATCGTAAGCGGTTCTAAGTCAGCTAATCACGATAAAGACCTTCTACCTTCATCTCACCCTTCGTCAAGTAAGAAGTCCATGAAGAAGGCACAATATGCCAACGATATTTTCACTACGGAGCCAGAAGCAGTCTCCCGTAGCATGGATATAGGTCTTGAAGGCAAGGTTCACGTTCACGACTACGATGGTCAGGCTGTTTATATGCCAGGAGAGAGCCATGAGGCTTACCTAGCGCACTATGACAGGGGTGAGGCTATAGAAGAGGAAGAAGGCTCCTCAGTGGACCGTATAGAGGCTCTCAGGGCTATTGTAGCTGAGGTAATAAAGACAGAGTTTGCTAAGGCAGAGTACCAAGGTGAGAAAGTAACACTTAACAAGCCTCGTCGCATCAAAGGTGGCAACAAGAAGTTTGAAGTGTTCGTACAGGACGGTGGCAAGGTTAAGAGAGTTACCTTTGGCGACCCTAACATGGAAATCCGTCGTGATGACCCGAAGGCTCGTGCCAATTTTCGCTCCCGTCATTCGTGTGACACCAAGAAGGACAAAACAAAGGCTGGCTACTGGTCATGCCGTATGTGGGAAGCAGGTACATCAGTGAGTGATATGACAAAGAATATAGAAGGTAAAATCCTTAAGACCGACGAAGAACAGCGTATGGTCTATGGCTGGGCCTCAGTAGTAACCGAAAAGGGTGAAGCTGTAGTAGACCGCCAAGGGGATGTTATCGAAGCTGGCACACTTGTGAAAGCTGTAAACGAATTTATGGAGCATGTGCGTGTCGGCAAGGCTATGCACACAGGAGAGCAAGTTGGCACAGTAGTCCACTCGCTTCCTATCACTAAAGAAATCGGTGATGCTCTTGGTATCCAGTCTGACCGTGAAGGATGGGTCGTTGCTTACAAAGTATTCGACGATGGCATCTGGGCTATGGTGAAGTCTGGCGAACTTGCGGCCTTCTCCATTGGCGGTCGTGCTATGAAAGAGGAGATTTAATCTTGCCTAACCTCCTAAAAAACTTGCAACTTGAGGAACTGTCCCTTGTGGACCGTCCAGCCAATGCACAGGCGATGGTTAGTCTCTTCAAGCGTGACAATTCCGAAGAGGAAATTATTAAAATGACTGAAGAAATGGAAGCCAAAGTAAAGGCATACATGGAAGAAAAGTCGTGTGGGAGACCAGAAGCTATGAAAGCTCTTGGCTACGACATGATGAAAGAGGAAGAAGCTGAACCCGCTAAAATGGAAGAAGCTCCAGAAGTAGATAAGGCAGAAGAAGCAACAGCAGAGGAAGTCGAAATTGACACCCTCAAGGCTGAGAACGAGCGTCTTCGCAAAAGTCTTATTGAAAATGGCTACGTCATCAAATCTGATGTTATCGAAAAGAAAGCTGAAGTTGAGATGCTGGAAGTTGAAGGCGAGATGGTAGTTAAATCTGACATCCCTGCACCAGTTCTTAAAGCACTTGAAGCTGCTGCTGTTGAGAAGGCTGACATTGAACTGGCAAAACGTGCTGGTGAAGTTCTGCCACACTTTGACATCTCTGTCGCTAAATCTCTCGTAGCTAAGTTCTCCGAAGATGAAGCAATCATGGAAGCACTGAAGGCCGCTGATGCAGCATTCGATGCAGCTATGCAAGAATTTGGTAAGTCTGACGTAGACGGTGAGTTTGCTACTTCTGCTGACAAACTGGATGCCCTCGTAAAGTCCTACATGGACGAAAACAAACTGAAGAAAAGTGAGTTTGCCAAGGCTTATGCTGCTGTAGCTAAGACTGATGCTGGTAAAGCTCTTATTAACAAATCCTATAAAGGGGAATAAAAATGGCTGTAATGCAATCCCGCGACAACCGCACATTTATTGCTGGCGAAGACCTCTCCGCAGCACAATTCAAATTCGTAACTCTTGAGTCAGATGGTCAAGTTGATCTAGCTGACGCTGCTGGTGAGAACGCTATGGGCGTCTGTCTTGTCGGTGGTACTGCTGGTAACGCAGTAACAGTATGTGTATCAGGTTCAGTTATGATAACTGCTGGTGGTACTGTTGCCGCTGGAGCCTCTCTACAAACAGACGCTTCAGGTGATGCTATAACAGCCGCAAGTGGTGATGTAGTTCTTGGATACGCCCGTGAAGCTGGTGTAGACGGTCAAATCATCGAAATGGAAATGATCCAAGGTGGCAACTTAGTCGCCTAATCCAGCATTTAAAGGAATAATATAATGCCTCTTTTAACTCCCTCCGCTGTACATATTGACCAGCCTTTGTCTAACTTGACACTGGCCTATGTACAAGAACAAACATCTTTTATCGCTGACAAAGTATTCCCAACTGTAGGTGTACAGCGTCAGTCTGATAAATACTACATTTACGACCGTGCAAATATGAACCGTTCTGGTGATGTTAAGAAATTAGCACCACGTACAGAAGTTAACCGTATCGGCATGGCTATCTCTAACTCATCATACTTCGCAGACGTATTTGGTCTGGGTATGGACTTTGATGAGCAAACACTAGCTAACGAAGATGCAATGTTGGAAATCCGTTCCGCTGGAGCAGAGACACTAACTAACCGTCTGTTGATACATCGTGAGAAGCAGTTCGCTTCTACATTCTTTGTCAATGGCGTTTGGACAACAAGCGTATCTGGTGCTGCTAACGGTGCTGGCACTCCTGTTTACTGGAATGACTACACTAACTCAACACCTATCTCAGATGTAACAACTGGCGCACGTACTATGCAGTTGACTTCTGGCGGCTTCAAGCCAAACACAATGGTTGTTGGTAAAGAAGTACGTGACATCTTGGTTAACCACCCTGATATCCTTGCACGTTTGAATGGTGGTTCTACCATCAACAACCCTGCTCTGATTACAGATGGTAAACTGGCAGAAATCTTCGGTATGGAAAACTTCCTAGTTATGGAAGCTGTCGAGAACACTGCTGCTGAAGGTCTAGCAGAATCCTCTGCTTTCATCGGTGGTAAGAATGCTCTCTTGGTTCATACACCTAGAAACTCAGGTCTGATGACACCAGCCGCTGGTTTGACATTCGCATGGAACAATGTTCCTGGCGTAAATAACCTCGGCGTTACTGTTGAGAGCTACTCTGACGATGCACTTAAGCGTCAGCAGGTTGCAGAACACATCCAAGTTAAAATGTCCTACGACATGAAAGTCGTCGGAGCTGACTTGGGTTACTTCTTCAACGCTATCGTTCAATAAGAACTAATACATATACTAACGGGGAACCCTGAGTTAATCCTTGGGGTTCCACCCAACTTATAAAAGAACACAACAGTATCCTTACATAACGGAGTAGTCCTATGCACCCTACATATTTGGGTTGGCAGGTTGATTGGCCTGTCTTTATTAAAATACCAGTGTCCTCAGCAGGAAAGAACTGGAAACGTGGTGAACATTTTAATTGGTTAGAACAAAGCATAGACCCTGATAAGGTCGCTAGTCTTTACACCTCTGGTTATCTCTACCACAACAAAGAATTAGAAGTACAGAACAAGGTTGGAGACAGGTTGTCTGAGTTCTCCAGTAAACAACTAGATACCCTTGTTAGCTTACTTAACGTCATCGTCAAAGACAGAACTTCAAGTACATCTGAGTACAACATAAAGAAGTGTCGCAAGTCTAAGATCGACGACAAACAAAGAGGTCTGATCCGTCGCTTCCTAAACAACAGCGCATGGATTAGTGAAGACTTCTACCGCATTCGGGATGAGGTTCTCGGATAATAGTAAAACGAAGGGACGACTTGAATGGCTTGGACATATGATCCATCTGATCTAAACACTACTACGGCTTCTGGTCGCCTCAATACTGTTCGCCTTCTGGTTGGTGACACCGACACTCAAGACCAACAAGTACAAAACGCAGAGATTACCTTCGGGTTGTCTCAGAACGGTGATAATGTTTACTATTCTGCTGGGTGGATAGCCCGTACCATATCCTCTCAGTATGCCCGTAAGGTAAACACATCCCTAGATGGCGCACTTAAGGCTGACTACTCTGACCTTATGAAGCACTACTCAACACTAGCTGATAACCTAGAGTACCAAGGTAAGACCTCTGGTGCATCTGTTGGTATACTTGCTGGTGGCATTACCAAGTCTAAGGTAAACTCTGTACGTGATAACACTAACCGTATCGAAGGTTCATTCCGTAGAGACCGTTTCAAGAACCCCCCAAGTTACCAAACACCAGAGTATGAATAAGGAGAGGTAAGATGTCTTTTCGCTCCTATGACTTGCTAAAACTTGTACAAGACTTTGGTGAAAGCCTAACTCTTCGTAAGGTGACTACAGGTGGGACTTACAACCCTGCTACTGGTGAGATTGATGGTTCAGCTACTACGGACTATTCCTTCACGGGCTATATGTACAACTACGATAATGGCATCTCTGGAAACATGGATATGGTCGTTAGGGGTATTCGTAAGTGTGTTATACCTGCACTTGGACTTGCTGTCGAACCAGATACTGATGACCTTGTTGTTGGCAATGGAGACAACGTAAAGATTATCTCTGTAGTCACTATCTTTTCTGCTGGTACTCGTATTTGTTACCTCTGTGATGTGAGGGAATAACAATGGCAAAGCAGACTACTCTCAAGGTTAACAAGTCATTTGACAACAAGTTAAAGAAGATAACTGAGATTGCTGAAGAGGCTATAAGAGATAATCTAGGAAATATCGCTAACTACGCTGTAGCTATTTCCCCTGTTGACACTGGTGCTTATGTAGAAAGTTTTTCTATGTTATCTGTTGGTCAAGGCGGTGGTCGTAAGAAAAACTCTGAGACAGAAGCGAGAAGGTCTCGTCGAGTTTGGGAGAATACGGCATCTCGTAAAGAGTTTACAGGCATTGCTCTTGAAAACCTTAGACAAGACATAGATAAGTTTGACCTTGAACGTTCAGAAAAAGTAGTTCTTAGAAATAGGGCAGACCACGCTCAGGATGTTGAAGACAAGTGGGGCTACAGTGTATTCACTAAAGTAAGGAACAAGTTTGGTGGCTAGTATATACAACGATATTAGGGCTGCACTTGAAAGTCACCTTTCCAATGTGTCAGGCATACCTAGTGTGGCTTATGAGAACGTAACTTTTGAGCCTACAACTGGAACTAGCTTTCTACAAGTTATGTTCTTACCAGTAGAACGTCGCCCTGCTGCAAGGGGCTTAAATCCACAACAAAGATACCAAGGTGTGTTTTCCATCTTGGCACATACTCCAGAAGGTAAAGGTCCGAAGGCGGCTGATGATTACGCTAATATACTGATAGAAGCGTTTGAAGCCACAACTGACATATCCTTTACTAACTCTGACACAGAAACTATCAAAGTATCTATCGACTACGCAGAACGACAGCAGGGGATTATAGACAGCCCTTGGTACTACGTCCGTGTAGACATTGGATGGTACATTTACAAATAACTTCCCTTTAGGAGAAACAATATGGCTTTCGCACAAGGCTCACGCTCCAGTCTGTCGTTCATCGTAGAATCTACGTTTGGTACAACACCCTCTGGTAACTTTACTAACCTTCCCTTCAGCACTCACTCTTTGAACCTCACTAAAGATCGTGTAGCTGGTAATGATATTCAAGCTGACCGTATGCCTCGCGTAGATCGTCACGGTAACCGTCAAGTAGGCGGTGACATCGTAGTTGACTTACGAGATGGCGACTATGATGCTTTACTTGAATCAGCCATGTTAAACACTTGGTCATCTAACGTCCTTAAAGTTGGCGTTGCACCTAAGTTCTTCTCTATAGAAGACTATGCTGCTGACATTGACCAAGCTCGTTTATTCACAGGTATGTCAGTTTCCACTATGGGCATATCACTTGCACCTAACCAGATGGTAGCAACTACCTTCGGTATGGTTGGCAAGGACATGACCATCAGTGCTACACAGAAGACCCAAGCTGCTGCATCTGGTGCTGCACCTTTCGATGCTTACTCAGGTACTATTGGTATTGGTAACGTAGGTGGTGCAGCTTCTGTAGCTATCGTAACTGCACTAGACTTTACCTTAACTAACTCTTTTGCTCCTACTTTCGTTATTGGTAGCGATAGCGCACCATCTCTTGAGTACGGTCGTGCAGAAGTAGAAGGTACAATGACAGCTTACTTCCAAGACGCAGCACTGATTAACCGTTTCCTCAACGAGACTGAAACTGAGATTGAAGTGTCTGTGGATGACCCTACAGGAAACAATGCACACACATTCCAATTCCCACGGGTCAAGATTAACTCTGCTGATGTTGGCGTCGATGGCCCAACTAGCCGTATGGTTACAATGTCTTTTGTCGCTCTTTTTGACACAACAGAGGCTACTAACCTTAAGATCACACGCCCATCATAAGAATACCTAGCTAGGTAAGTGGGGACTCCTGAGTCGGGTCGGGGGTCTCCACGTTTTAATCACCCGACATAACCCCCGAAGGAACTCGACAATGGATTTAATGAACCTTAAGCCTACCAGTGACACTGTAGAAGTTAAGCTGGTTCACCCTAACACTGGTGATACTCTAAAGAATGACGACAAGACTGATATGACTATCACTGTCCACGCAAGTCATTCTAAAGAGTACAAGACAGTATTGCACGAACAGACAAACAAACGTCTTAAGGCTATGCAGTCAGGTAAGAAACAAGAGATCACAGCACAGGACATGGAAGAAGCTACTCTGACGCTTCTATCTAAAGTTACTGCTGACTGGAACATTACATATGGTGGTGAGAAACCTAAGCTCACTGTCGCTAAGGCTAAAGATTTATATGACGAAGTGTTCTGGATTAAAGATCAGATTGAGGAAGCGGTGGCTGACTCCTTGGATTTTACGAAAGCCTAACTTCTCAGTTGTGTGAGTGGGCTGAACATCAGTTTAAACTCAACAAGCCTGACAAGGATGGCATTACGGAACGTGAACACCTAGAACAAGTAGAAAGGCAGATTGGACGAAGACCAGAAGCATTGGAACCCCCGACAGTATTTCCTCAGCTTATGTCTCATGTCTGGTCTGCCTTTATTGCATTGAGCAACAGTAGAACTCAAGGCTTCTCTGGCCCTAACCCGATAACATATGAACAAATTAAAGCATGGAAGGAACTGACTGAGACACCTGTAGAACCTCGCGAAGTAGAGGCTATAAAAAGTGTTGATACAGTTTACATGAGGGTAGCGAATGGCTGATGATATTAGTCTTATAATAGGTGTAGATTCAACCCCAGTAAAACGGGCTGTTCAACTATTGAATAACCTAGAGTCTGAGTTTAAGGATGTTAAACGCGCTGAAGAAAAAGGGCTAATTACACGAAAACGTGCTGCTGTTGAAACCAAACGGCTTACTGATGAAATGGCGAGATTGAGGCGAGTTTCTAATGGCAGTGCTGCGTCTTTTAAAAAGTTTGATAAGGCACTGTCTGGATCAGGTAAGTCTGCAAGACGTAATGAAATTGCCTTTCAACAAGCTGGTTATCAAGTACAAGACTTTATTGTGCAGGTTCAAGCTGGGACAAATCCACTCATAGCCTTTTCTCAACAAGGTTCTCAGTTAGCTGGTTTCTTTGCTGGCCCTTGGGGGGCTATGATTGGCCTTGGTATTGCAGCGTTATCATCTCTTGGTATGGCTTTTATGGCAACAAGAGAGCAAGCCAAGGATTTTAAAGATCAGATAGAAGACACTGAGTCCGCACTAGACGAATACTTCGCCCTACTAAGTTCTAAGAGTGGCATATACGACGATGTGTTTGAGAAGAACATAGCTGCCCTTAAGTTGACTTCAGAGACTGCAAAAGACTTGCTGGCAATTGCTAAGATTGAAGCCTTTGAATCAATTGATGGGTTGGCTCAATCTTTAGCTGACGCAAACACTGAAGCAGGTTTTCTTAGGAAGCTGATGCTTGGAACTGACATTGGCCTTGTGGGAGATTTGCTGGGTATCGAAACCCTTATGAAAGGTAAGAAATCAACTTTTGTAGAGGCCAGAAAACAAGTAAAGGCGTTTATTAGTGATGTCAGGGGTATATCCGAAGCCTCTGATATTGACACGATGTACGAATTTGCTCTTGCTGCTAGGGATGCTTTCAAGCAAAACGTAGACATAACTGGCAAAATGACAGAACAGCAAAAGCAGTTCTTTACGCAATTAACTCAGACTATTCAGCAATTAGAAATAATGGGTGCATCAACAGAGGCACTAGAGTCTAGCTGGTCTGACACTACAATGGCAACAGAGGCTGCTGTCGAAGCTACTCTTCATTACTATGACACCTTGGAAGCAGCGAAAGAAGCTGTGAAAGAAAGAGAAGATGCTGTAAAGGAAATTCTTGATACGGTCGAGGCTGAAAAGAAGTCTATGACTGACACTCTTGAATTGAACAGACTTATTCTAAAGGGTGGAAAAGACTCTCTGAAAGTTAGGGAGAAAGAAGCGGAGATTGCAAGAGAGCAATACCGCCTTGATAAAATTTCTGAAGGTATCAAAGGTAATCATCTTAAGGTCGCTATGGCTCTCTATGATGAAAATGCTAAAGTAACCGCTGAAATCGCCTCATCTGAAGATAAGGCAAAAGGTCTTGCTGACGCTCTTAAAGATGCTGCTTCCGCTATGTCAAGTCTGCTGTCCTTTGGTCAGGGTCTTGATAAGGCTATTGCCGTCGCTACGGCTAAAGTAAAAGCACTAGAGGCAGGTACAAGTGGTGCTGTAGCTGGTCGCATAGCTGGATACAGGGCAGACTTAGCTGCTAAGTTAGGTGACCCTGCCTTGGGAATGGAAGATAAGAAGTCTGTATCTGCAAGTTACAACAGAAAGATCGACGAACTTCAAACCCTGTTAACAAGAGAGCAAGGGTTGAGAGATAAAAACAAGTCTAGTGGCAGCAACGTAGTAAACATCAAAGAGATTATTGCAGCCCGTGAACTACAGATGCAACAAGAGCGTTCCCTAATTGGCTTAAGCGAAAAGCAAGCAGCTGGACAGAGGGTATACTACGATCTTCTGAAGAAAAATAAAGACGCTGATGTACAACTCACAGAAGCAGAAATTGAAGGTGCTGCTAAGTCTATCGCAGCCTTTGAGGAACAGAACCGTGTACTTCAAGAGGCTGTTGATAAGCAAGAGGAGATAGCAGACACTATAGCCTCTTCAATGGGTGATGCCTTTATGTCGATTGTAGATGGCACTAAGTCTGCTAAGGATGCCTTCAAAGATATGGCTAGGGAAATTATCAAGAGACTATATGAAATTCTAGTTGTAGAGGAACTTGTCCAATCTATTTCGGGAACAATTAAAGGTGCTTTCTCAGGTGGTCTTGCACCATCCTCATCTTCAAGACCACAGATTAGACCTTTCGCTGATGGTGGTGTTCTTAGTGGCCCTACTATGTTCCCTATGGCTGGCGGTAAGACTGGTCTCATGGGTGAAGCTGGGCCAGAAGCTATCATGCCACTTAAGAGGGGCGCTAACGGTAAGCTAGGTGTACAGATGGAAGGTGGCGCTGGTAGCACTACTGTCGTCCAGAACTTCAACTTCCAAGCTAACGGTGACGACAGTGTTAAGAGGATTATTGCACAGGCTGCACCACAGATTGCTAACATGACCAAGAAGTCTATGCTTGATGATCGTCGTCGTGGTGGACAAATGAAAGCAACCTTCGGGTAAAGGAAAGAACAAACTATGGCACTTACTTATCCCTTAGATACTCCAACAACTATCGGGATTGAGAGTATTGAGTTACGTGCGGTTAATGCTGTAGCTGTCTCTCAATCTCCATTCACGTACAAACAACAGACTATCGCTCACCAGGGTCAGCAGTGGCAAGCAAGCGTAAATATTCCTTCGGTACACAGAGATAAAGCTGCTGCATGGAAGGCCATGTTGGTTGGTCTGAAGGGACCACAGGGTACATTCCTACTTGGAGACCCAGACTACGCTACACCTCAAGGTACTGTAAGCTCTTGTACAGCTTCTGGTACTGCTGGAGAAGACCACGTAGCTGTAACTATGACTGGTACACTGAAGGCAGGAGACTACATTCAACTAGGCTCAGGCTCTAGCACTAAACTACATCAGGTTCTGCAAGACTTAAGTGGTGATGGCGACCTTGAGATTTGGCCTTCACTCAGGTCAACGTATAGTGGTTCAACAGTTATCTTTAATTCGCCTAAAGGTCTCTTTAGGCTATCTCAAAATGTAACCTCTTGGTCAATTAACAATGCGTCAGTCTATGGTATTTCGTTTGAAGCCGTAGAAGCTCTGACATAGTAAGGATATATACTAATGGCTGATAAGAAGATAACACAGTTAGACCCAATCACAGGTGCTAACTTAGCCGATACTGATGAGTTTGTTGTCGTAGACCTTTCGGCTGATGAAACAAAGTCAATCACATTCGCTGAACTAAAGAACGGGTTCGATACTGGAACAGGTTTCGTGCGTATCACTGGCGATACTATGACGGGCAACCTGTCATTAG